AGAAGTCAATGTCGGTCATAGAGCGAACAAAGCCCTCATCCATTTGGTAAGCAATAGACAGGTAGGTAATGTCCTCGTCGGTGAGTTGGGATACAAAGTGACGTTCACTCATTACGCCCACCATTCCTCTCGCTCGGTTGAACACCAGTCGTTGTTTGGAACTTCGTCCCCCATACCGCCGTTACGCCAAGCGCAAACGACAACATCAACTTCCTGTCCTTCGAGCATTGCTCGTGAATCCACCACCGTGTAACCAGCGTTCATTTCCATATGAAACATAGAGAGAATCTGGTCATTGAGTGGCACTTCGTACAGTTCACCAACTGCCTCGTCTGACATTGTGCCCGTCATTACAAGGTATGGGTATCCACGGTGGGTGGCTGAGTAGTACAACTTCGCCCCACGCATAATGCCCGTTCCTAATGGTCGAATAATGTCGTCGGCAATCCAACTGTGAAGTGGCTCGTCGGCTCGTAGCGTTCCGTAGGCAAACAGCACTACGGTTTTCTGGTCAGTGTCTTGGGTTGTTTTCATACAAGAGAGTATAGCAGGGTTTAGTGCTTTGTGCTAGTCTTGTCGTATGGCAAGGAAGAATGACTGTTTAGAAATCACCTTTGTAACCACCGCTGGCAGGTCTGTCGAAAGCCGTGTCGTTTTGCGAGACTCCGTTGTTCGAGAGTCACGGAAACTGGAAGCAACGTACAAGCGAGACTTCCCCAATGGGCGAGTGCTGATTGACGAAATCGCTTCCTTGGCATCCAAGAAGTACCGCCACGCCAAGCCACGCCCAGTCGCAAGACTTCACCACTTTCAAGTCGTTCAATAAAACGACGTACATGATTTGCATTGACCGATGACTTCGATTACTGTGACTTCACTCACAAAAAAGGAGACATCAATGCCTGACAAAGTTGCGGTAGTGACAACACCACCAAACGCAGACCCTTACAAGATTTACGTTGGTAATGACGACCAAACGATTCACGATATGGAACTGATTGGCGAAGTGCCTTTCTACAACTTTGACGCTGATGCCGTCGTTTACTTGGAGTACGTTTTGTACGACAAGGGATTTATCGCTGGCGAATGGGTGGACGAAACATCTGAGTATCGAGTAGCGCAACTCACACCTATCTCTTAGTGACTGAACCAGTCACGAAGCGGTGGGTGTACTGCTCCTCGGCTGACCGAACTCGGCACAAGAGCAAGAGAAGCGCCTATCTTGTCGAACAGCAAGAAGGTAGCAACGTCATTGCTCGCATTACCCCAATCGGGTTGGTTAATGAAAAAACCCAAATCCAAGAAATAAACATTTTCGCTCTGCGTAACAACATCACGGTTACGGGTCGGTGGGGCGAAACTAAGTCACAAAAGTATCAGCGCACCCGTGCGGTGCTCGGAAAGTACGACCAATAATGCAGCCAAACTCAAGTACTCGTAGTGAGTGGATTGAACAAGCGCAGTGCCGTGGTATGGATGTCAATCTTTTCTATCATGAGCGTGGCGAAAACGTCACCCCTGAAGCAAGAGACGCTTGTAACGCCTGTTCCGTAAAAGAGCAGTGCGCTGAGTGGGCGATTTACCACGAACTACACGGCTACCAAGGCGGATTGACGGCGCAACAGCGCAGGCGTATTCGTGCCAATCAAAACATTTATGTTTGGGAGCCAGAGTTTTCTTTCAACACCGCAAGGAACCGCACGAACATCACGCCCAAGCGTTTGGAAAAGCCAATCAAGCACGGCACCCAAAGTGGTTACCGCATGGAGTTGAAGCGTGGTCTTGACCCTTGCGATATGTGTCTCAAGGCGCACCGACGTTATGACGATTGGAACAACAGTCGCAGACTCGGCAAGGTTCCTGACGTGACAATGCCAGTAACAGCACCACTCGGTTTGCCTGAGTACTCAGCGTCTATTGACGAGGGAATGACAAAGCAAGAAGAGTTAGAGGCGATGCGCATTAAGGCGTACAACGACTTTCTCGCCTCATAGAAACTAGAAAGGTCTTGTACCCTTGATGGTATGCCAAAGACCTTCTCTTTCCTCAAGCGATTTGTCGCATTTGCCCTTATTTTGACGCTTTTTGTCAGTTTTGCTGGCACCGTAGTGGCTAACGCCGCCACGGAAGGCTCATGCACAACTTGGGTCAAGATTATTGACGTTTCATCTAACCAACCGCACCCCCTCGACTGGGCAAAGGTAGTGAAATCAGGCGTGGCTGGCGTGTACGTCAAGGCGACGCAGAACACGAACTACACAAATCCGTATTTCAGTAGCGATGCCAAGCAAGCGGTAGCCAACGGCATCCCGTACGGCGGTTACGACTTCGCTGAACCAACCGACAACCCGATTGCCGACGCTCAGTACTTTGTCGCCGCTGGCGGTGCTGACGGTCAGTTGCCCCCTGTGCTCGACCTCGAAACAGCAGGCACCTCGACCATTGAGACGCTTCGCTGGACGTTCGCTTGGTTGAACGAGATTGGCAACCTGACGGGTCGCTTCCCCGTTATCTACACTGGCTCGTACTACCCGTGGTCGTCTAACGCCTCGCTCGGCTCGTGGAACCTCTGGCTCGCCGCCTACCCAAACTCGTATCAGCCCACGCAGTCTGCTTGTGGCTTGCCTCTGCCTGTTGTGGCTTCACCTTGGGCTGGCAAGGGCTGGTCTATCTGGCAGTTCTCTAGCCGTGGCTCAGTGCCGGGCATCCGCTTCAGCGTTGACCTCGACGCATCGACAGCCTCTTGGTTCAAGTTTGTTACCAACGTTCAGTTCACTCAGCCTGACAGCAGTGGAATGACCACGCCTATTTACGCCTACGGTTCCAAGGGAACTGCCGTGACGTACATTCAACGTGTCCTTCACAACGAAGGCTTGTTGCCAACTGCTGAAATCACGGGAATCTTTGACATCTACACGGAACACGCCCTTCAGAAGTACCAAGTGCTTATGGGTATCCTTGCGACTGGTCAATGGGACACGACGGCGGTATCAGCAAACCTTTGGTACCAAGCCCACAACCGCCCTGTAGAAAACACCACGAACTACCCAGTCCTATCCCTTGGCTCCCGTGGTGCCAAGGTCGTATGGGTTCAGAAACGCCTTAACCGTGCTGGCATTTACTTGCCAGTAACAGGCATCTACACCAAGGCGACTCGTGGCGACGTAGCAAAGTTGCAAAAGAAACACCACCTTCCTGCTAGCGGAATAGTCAACCTCGCCACTTGGCGCTTACTTTGGAGTATTTAATGATTGCGTCCACTTCCTCAACCATTCACCTCACGGTATCGAGCAACACTTACCTGACAGTAAGTTTTTTCTCAATGCTTCTGACAATGGTTTCTACGTCAATCTTGATTTACCGCAACACCAAGAGCGCTGACAAAAAGGGTATGTCCGAGTTCGAGAGCAAGATTCTGACTGCGATTAAGGATGTAAAGACAGACGTTGCCGAAGTCAAGCAAGACGTATGGGACACGACAATCCGCCTTGAGAATCACATTGACCGCAATCCTGACGAGGCTGAGGAAAAGACACCAGCCAAGCCTGTTCGCAAGCCAGTCAAGCGTGTTTCTAAGCGCAAGCCCGTAATCGAGGAATAATGACCGAGGCACACATTCAAAAGATGACGCACCAGTATGCGGTGCGTTTCCCCGACCACGAACCTCGTGAGTCCGACCCTCACTACATTGACTTCAACCACATTCACCGTGAGTGGAAGAAAGACCCAGAGAAGTGGATGTGCCACATTGGTAAGAAGCGCAACGACTTCTCCGAGTGCGACCTAAACAACCCACTCGAACTTCACCACGCTCACATTGAGTTCGCCCTTATGAACGCCGTTGACCTGAAGTGGCTCGCCTCCGAATACCCCGGCATTGACGACCCCGACAAGTTGGGTGCTTGGGTGAACAGCGCCGAGAACCTTCTCGTTCTTTGTCGCTTCCATCACCGTGGTCACGGCGGTATCCATGTTGCCTCGTCGTCAGACTATGAAGGCTTGAAGTACGTTCATAACTTGATTATCTAAGGGGATAGAAATGACTATGTGGCAAATCGCAGGAATCACCTTCGTCTGTTTCGTTCTGTCGAACATTGCTTCGACGTTGATGGTTCAGTCAGAATCACGCAACCGTGCTGTTGCCTCAGGTTTCTTTGAGGCTCTCTACGCCCTGTTTTGGATTTACGCCGCCAAGTATGCCCTTGACACCCACCCAATCGAACTAGTCGCCCTTCTTGCTGGCAACTTCCTTGGTGCCGTTATCGGGGTGAAGATTGGCGAGCGATTCGTTACCGACCACGGAGACGTAGAAATGAAAAACCGTCTTGCCGAGGCAGAGTCGGCACTCAACCTTGCGCACGAGGCGTTGGCTGAGTTGGAGGACGAAGTAGACCTTCACCACGGCAATAACGAAAACCACTAGGTTCATTTTTCCTTGTAAATAAAGGGTTTTAGAAAAAATCTGGGAAATACTTGCTTTTTGTCACTAGAGGGTGCTAGAGTTATTTATGTAGTAGTTACCTGACTAGGAGATAGCAAATGATTATTAACCCTTCCAAAGTAAATCGCCTCGCAAATGGCACGATTTCATCTGTCGAGTTCGAGACAGCACAAGGCACCCTGCGAGTCGAAAAGCGTTTTGAGGACTACCGCAGTGGTCGCTTTGACCACGAGTTCTACGCTCGCCCTCGTCTGTTCGTCGGCTCAGACCGCAACTGCGAGTCGCTCATTGAGGACTTGGCAAACCGCACTCGTCGTCCAATGGACGTGTACCGCAAGGGCGCAATGAACATCATTAAGAAGTTGAACCTTCCCTTCAACAACTTCACAATGACCGCTTCGCAGAACGCTGGTTGCCGTACCTGCCCTTGCTCGCCCGGTTTTATCCTGAAGATGGACGGATACAGCAAGCGAGACTTGCGTGGCATTAACTTCACCTTTGAGTTGCCAAACGGCGAAATCGTGGACTTCCCACGCTACGACCTCAGCATTGTCCTCAAGGACGCACCTACCGTTGATGAGAGCCGTCCTGCTCGCCAGTTGGTAGGTTCACTATGAGCAACCTTTGGAGTGTTCAAGACGAGGATTTAGAGGGCATTGTGCGCTGTTACTGCGGTGTCAAGTATTGGGAAAACCTACATTGTGCCGATTGCGGTCAAAAGGTAGATTCTGACTTGCTATCACAACTATCAGCACTTGTGTAACTAGACTGTGGTATAGTATTTAGGTAGCAATAACTGACCAAGGAGAAGCAAATGACCGCAACACTAAACATCACCAGCGCCACCGAGCGCCAAGTGTCCTTCCTCAAGGACTTGCTCGTCAAGCGAGTTGTATCACCCAACCTTGCTAACGAGGTCGAGAACTCAATCCTCGACGTTGCCACCGCAAGCCACTTCATTTCGATTCTGAAGGACTTGCCCTACAAGCGCAACACCTCAGTTGCCCCAGCGCCTGTCGCTGAGACAATCACCTTTGACGCACCTGTCCGTCAAATCCCTGTTGGTATCTACACCGTCGCTGACGGTGACGGTTGGGTCACCTTCAAGGTTGACTCGCCAGCGTGGGCTGACGGCAAGACCACTATCGCCGTTCTGGTTGGCGCAGACAACGAGCGTTCCTACAAGAACTTCGGTTGGGTCACCACCAGCGGTATCAAGAAGTGGGCTTCGGCTCAGGTCAGCCAGCGTGTTATCGCTTCGGCTCAGTTCCTTCTCACTGGCTCGCTCGACGAGGCTCGTGAGCAGTTTCTGAACCTCGCTGAGGCTCACGCAATGGCTTCGGGCAAGTGCCTTGCTTGCCACCACACGCTCACCGTTCCAACCTCGCTTCACCGTGGTCTTGGACCTACCTGCGCTCGTCGCTTGGGGGTGGCGTAATGGCTTTAGGCACCGTTGAGTTCCGTATGAGCAGTGCCGACTGGCACTACTTTGACGGACGCATTACTGGCTCCTTCTACTCACAGGTCGAACTGCCTGACGGCACTACCGAAGAGTGGTACACCAGCGTCCTTTGTGGCACAGCCAAAGTATCAGGCAGGAAGTTCTGGGCTATCGAAATGAGCGCCGACGAGGGCGTTCCGTGGGGGCAGACCGAGATTCAGGCGCTAGAGGGAATGACCGACGAAATGGTCATAGAACTGGCTATCCGTGCCACACACGAGTACATTGAGGAAGCGCTTGAAACAACGCTGATTAGGAAGGACAAGTAGTGCTCACACCGTTCGAGATACAAGAGGCAATCGAGAGCGCCATTGAGGAACTTTCCTCACTAAGTGAGCAACTTGGTGTTGCCTCATACGAGAGCGCCAAGAGCGAAGCAGACTTCAAGGTGAACTTTGCCAAGGAGCGACTCAAGGCTCGTGCCGAGGGTCAAGAGGCAGGTTCTAGGGTCACCGTAGATACCGCCGAGGACTTGGCTACCGTCGCCACAGAGGACGATAGGTACAATCACCTGATTACCTCCAACCGTCTAACTACCTTGCGTGAGGCAATCCGTGTAAAGCAGTCGCAGATTGAGGCACTGCGCACCCTCGCCGCCTCACAACGCAACAATCCGTAATGTCCAAATACAAACAAAGCGTCACCAAAACAACGCTCAACGCATTGGGTCGGAAATGTCAGCGGTGTTCCATCGCTTACCGTGACCCTCACCTCATAGAGGCGTGTTGGGAGATAGGAGAAGACTGCTGGGAAAAGTGTCCGCTATGCCACCCTGAGTTGTACAGCACACCACTACCAGTCCTACAACTACCATAAACCCTAGTTGTAAAAGAAACGTCGTGTAGCCTAAGGATAACCGAGAGGTATCTAAGGCTATGAACGAAATAATCACCAAAGAACAAATGCGTTTAATCGCCCTTGAAGAGGGGCTTCGTTCGTCCCAAGTCTTAGATGAACTGCGCCTAAAAATGCTTAATCAGGCGGTTGATTGGATTTGTGATTTGACTGGTTTGTCGTTGTTAGATGTACGTCGAATGATTGCTCAAGAAAAGAGTAGACAAGTCGCACGTCACCTTGATACGATAAAAGCAGTGCGTTCGGTGCTTAAAAGCAACGACGAACTAAAGCAGTACCCAAAACACAATCAGTAACAACTGACCAATAGAAAGCAGGACAGAAATGTCTACAGCAGTAACCATTATCGGAAACATCACTCGTGACCCTGAGTTGCGCTTCAGCCAAGGCGGAGTAGCGATGTTGTCATTTTCCGTAGCAGTAAACAAGAACAAAAAGAACAAGACCACTGGCGAGTGGGAGAAGGAAACTTCTTACTTCGACTGTGTAACGTTCAAGGAGAACGCTGAGAACTTTGCTTCTTCGCTGACCAAGGGCGCACGAGTAATCGTGACTGGCTCACTCCAACAGCGCACTTACGAGGCTAAGGACGAGAACGGCAACCTGACGGGCAAGAACGTCTCGAAGGTTGAACTCGTTGCTGACGAAATCGGCGCCACCCTGAAGTACGCAACCTTGGCAGTAACCAAGACTGAGTACAAGGGCAACAGCGACTACGACGACAACGGCTCGTACCAGCGCCCAGCGCCCAAGCAGTCCCTTCTCACCGAAGAAGAGCCTTTCTAGGCAAACAAAATCGTGCTGAACCTTTAAGGTCGGCAACGTAACACCGAAACCGTCCGAGTTGCTTCCCTGAAATAGCAACTTGGGCGGTTTCTGTGCTTTCTGGCTACTACTACCAGAAGTAACCACAAACTACAACAGTGTAGTTTGCTCTAGTACCCTATAAGTCCGTGGACTCCCCTTTCTCCGACGACTTCGAGCGTGGCTTAGACGATTTTGACCGTGACATCACTAAGCCTCACGACGAACTTTTTGAACCAGAGGACTACGACTACATGGTGATGTATTTCATAGAAATGCGTGAAACCTTCGAGGCGCTGGTCGAGGCTGGATTTAGTGAGGCACAAGCACTGCGTTATTGCGCCTTTTGCTCTATCTGCCTTGGAGACAGGTAATGGTGGAAAACCAAAACGAGTTTGGCGAGTTTAAGGAAGCAACTCACCAGTTCGACTTCATGCCCATTGACTTGTTCTTGGCGCTTCAGCGACCTTGGTGGACGGAAATGGCTTTGTGTAGAACCCCCGAAGGAGAGAACGTTGACTTGTTCTACCCAGAGACAACGGCTCATGGTGGAAACCACTTAGCCCCAGCCCGTAAGTTGTGCCTTGATTGCGCCGTTCGATACGAGTGCTTGCGCTTTGGACTGGACGAACAGTGGGGTGTCTGGGGTGGACATAGCCCCAGTCAGCGACGACGGATTAGTTCGATGCTGAAAAAGGGTAGTAGCCTTATAGAAGCAAGCGAAGCAATAGACGCACGGAGTCGAGATGCCAGATAACGAGGAACAAATACCTCTACAACCTGTAGATAACTTCTCAGAACTGGGTGCTACGGGTCTTTGGCGCACGGGTGGATTCGTCATTGACGACATCCTGCCTCAACTTCGAGGACGACAAGCACTAACCGCTTACCGTGACATGAGTGAAAACGACCCGATTATTGGGTCAATCCTCTTTGCTATCGAACGTGTAATCCTTCAGGTGGACTGGCGAGTAGACCCTTACGACGACCAGACTGGTGAAACGCCAACGGACAATGACCGTGCCGTCGCCGCCTTTGTCCAAGAATGTATGGACGACATGAGCCACTCGTGGCACGAACTGATGATTGCTATCCTCAGTTTTCTACCTTACGGCTGGTCTTTCTTTGAGATTGTCTACAAGCAACGCAAGGGACCGGAACAAAAAGACCCGTCAATGCGCTCCAAGTTCAGCGACAACAAGGTCGGCTGGCGCAAGATTGCTATGCGAGCACAGGACAGTCTGTGGCAGTGGCAGTTTGACGAGAGTGGTGGAATCAAGGCAATGATTCAACGTGACCCAACGACGGGTCGCCTGAACGTTATCCCAATCGAAAAGGCTTTGCTGTTCCGCACCACCACCGCTCGTGGAAACCCAGAAGGTCGCTCAGTCCTACGTAACTCGTTTAAGTCGTGGTACTACAAGCGCCGTATCGAAGAGTTTGAGGCAGTCGGCGTTGAGCGTGACTTGGCTGGACTGCCCGTTGGTTACGTTCCTGCCGAGTGGATGAGTGCCTCTGCCACACCTAGTGAAAAAGCGTCATTGGGCGCTATGGAACGCATTGTACGAGGCGTAAAGCGCAACGAAGCCGAAGGCATTATCTTGCCAATGATGTTTGACGAGAACGGCAAGCAGTTAGTGGACTTTAAGTTGATGAACTCTGGCGGTGCTCGTCAGTTCAACACTGACCAAATCATTACTCGCTACAACCAGCAGATTGCCATGACGGTTCTGGCTGACTTCATTATGTTGGGTCACGAATCCGTCGGTTCCTTCGCTTTGGGCGCTTCCAAGGTGGACTTGTTTATCGCCGCAGTGGAATCTTGGATTCGCCTGATTTGTGAGGTATTCAACAGCCACGCATTGCCACGCCTAATGTCGCTGAACGGCTTTGACACTTCCCGTATGCCCCAACTGGCATATGGTCAGGTTTCTGCGGTGGACTTGGTGGAACTTGGTACGTTCCTCACCAACCTTTCTCAGTCGCAACTTCTTACGCCTGACAACAACCTTGAGGACTTCCTGCGTGAACTGGCTGGATTGCCAGCCTTCAGACCAGAAGCCAACGGTGTTGCCGACAACTCTCGTTATGGTGAAAACATGACTCAGCCGGGTCAGACCGAGCAAACCCACGACAACAAAAAGAACTTTATTGCCGCAAACTCGGCGGTAACTGGTGCTTCGGCACAGCCCAACACAACTCCTAGTGGCGTACAAAACCCCCAAGGTGGAAAGAACGACCAAAGCGGTGGCAGTGGCATCATGGCTGACATTTCGAGTCAGGGCTACCCCGGTCAAACTGGACAAACACCGCCGTCAGGCAAGGGCGCTACGGGAAACACCACAGGTCAGAACGGACCAGTTACAAATAGCCCACTTATTAACAACCAAGGCTCAACTTCGTGAAAATCCGAATAAAGCCGACTAACTCTGCTGGAAAAAAAAAGCAGACGACCATAAAGGCTCGTTCGGTGCCGTTTAAGGGCGTTGCCCCAACACGCCGCCACTTCCGCTAACTAAACGTACTTTTCCCAAGTGTGGGGTAGCATTTATGTCAAAGCGGCAATAAGGAGAACCCTTTATGGACGAACTAAATATCCTCGATGTTGTCAAGGACGTATCACTTACTGAAATCATTGTAAGCGAGCACCTAGACAACGAACTCCGTAAGTCAGCCGCCGACCTTTTGACCGAGGGCTACGCTTCTGCCGACCTGATTGCCGTTGAGAAGGCAGGCGAATCCTCACTTATTCTCGCCCCCGTTGGTGAAAAAAACAAGGCGATTGGATTCCCATTCACGTTCAACGCCGCTCCCATTGAGCCACAGGACGACAGTTCTGACGACAGTTCTGACGACAGCGACGACTCAACTATGGGCACCGTTCAGGTACAACTAGACCCTGCTACCGTCGCCGCTATCCTTCAGGCGGTTCAGCAAAGCCGTGAGGACGAAAGTTCGAGCAGTTCCTCAAGTTCCGACTCAAGCAGTTCCTCGTCTTCGTCGTCAAGCGACAGTTCAAGTACGTCGAGTACGCCTGCCGTGGTGGAAATCGTTGAGGACAAGGACAGTAGCGACGACAGTTCCTCGTCCTCGTCCAGCAGTTCGTCCTCGTCCAGCAGTTCGTCCTCGTCCAGCAGTTCCAGTTCCTCAAGCGCCGCTCTTGACAGCGACCTTGGCGACCACTGGAAGGACGGTCTTGACCCTTGGCAAGTCGAACTTGCTGAAAGCATTGACGCAGTAGTTGACAACATTGGTCGTTTCCCTACGACTGACGCTTCATACACTGACAACTCGCCCTTTGGCGATGCTGGAAACTGCTCTGGTTGCATTGCCTACATGAATGGCACTTGCGACTGGGTTGCCACGCAGGTATCACCTAACGGCTGGTGCAAGTTCAACATTGTCCCCGTCCTTATCCGTGCCGCTGGCGAAGCCAACGAAATGTACAAGGAAGCCAAGACTCGCACCGCCGAGACTGTGGTGGAAAAAGAAGGTCCGGGCGTAAGTGAAGTTCACGTTGATGCCGTTGGCACAATGGTCGGCTCACGCCGTCGCAAGCCTAAGTTTGTTCCTGAGAACATGACTGTTCTGTCTGACGACGTTGTGAACCCACAAGTTGTACAAGACGCAAACTTGATGCAAAAGAGCAAAGAAGTTATTACTGAAATCCCTAACCAAATCAAGAAAAACGCAGAACTTCGCTACACCCTTGGTCCTTGGTACGTTCCAAACCGTGCAGACGCACATGGCGAATGGACAGACCCAGAAGAACTACAAAAGGCTCTTTGGGGTTATGTAGAAAACGGTGACCGTGACATTCGCCTTCAGCACAACGTAAACATTGTGGCTGGTAAGTGGGTTGAGGCACTGACGTGGCCCCACGAAGTCGAAGTTCCAATGATGAAAGCCGACACTGGTGAAATCACAAAGCAACAGTTCCCTGCTGGCACCGTATTCCTTGGTGTGCAATGGGAACCTTGGGCTTGGGAACTTGTCAAGAAGGGCGAAATCCGTGGCTACTCAATCGGTGGCACCGGCGCTGGCGTAGAAGTTGACCTTCCTACCGAATACGACAACCCAGCAACCTTCCCAAACCGCTAAGGAGAGCAACTATGTCATTCAATACAAACGACCTCGTTCCAAACTGGTCTAAGGCTAGTGAAATCCTTAAAGGGGATGTCGTAGGTCACGCCTTTCACGGCAACCAATGGCAAGCAACAACAGCCGTAGGGCAGTCAAAGGCACTTACTACTGCTTCTAGGTCTGTTGTTAATCGTTCAAACCGTGGTGAAAACGGAAGTGCAATGGCTTTCCAACACGGG